TATGGATATTATTATGCCGAGTAGCTATGACGAAAAGGTTGGTTCTATCGTGGTAGGTGTGGATACATCAGGCTCTATTGGCGGAGAAGAACTCGCACAATTCTTAGGAGAGGTGAAGTCTATATGCGACGAGGTTAGTCCCGAGAAGATTGATTTACTCTATTGGGATACTAGAGTAGCAGGACATGAAACCTATCAGGGTACGGAGTTAGCAAGCCTTGTGGAATCGACTCAAGCCAAAGGCGGGGGTGGTACTGATCCTGACTGCGTGCCAGCTTATATGAAGAAAGAAGATCTAAAGCCCGAGTGTGTAATCATGCTGACCGACGGCTATCTTGGTTCTGATAAAGCTAATTGGAGTTCAGTCACTATGCCTGTCATGTGGTGCATCAAAGGTAATAGCCGATTCCAAGCCGACTCCGTTGTAGGCAAGATCGTTCATGTTGAGTAGTTAAACCAAAGGACATTCTGACATTGTGTCAGGGTGTCCACGAAAGGAAATCAAATGCAAGACAATAGTATATCAATCGCATCATCAGCCATGTTAGTAGAGCTATCTATAAGTTCATGGACTGCTAGAAAACTGGACAAGAAGGTATCAACTCAGGTTGATGTAGACCAAAACGCTAAGACGAGAGCAGGCAACTATAACAAGAACCTATTAGCAGGCACAGGGTTTCTTGACACCATAACAAAGTATGCTGCAAATGCAAGGGCATGGCATCTCGCCCAAACATTACCTTGGTCTGACAACGGACTACGCTTACTGCCTATGTCTAACTTCATGGACTATAAAAAACAGTTGCATGCTCTTGAAACTAACTACCAAAACCTAGTCGATAAGTTTGTGGTTGCCTACCCTAACCTAGTTAATGCCGCAGCTTTTCAGTTAGGTAATTTGTTTGACCGAAGCGAGTACCCCGAAGCCGACACCATAGCAAGAAAGTTTAAGTTTAATGTGAACTACTTGCCTGTGCCAATGGCAGGGGATTTTAGGGTAGATATTAACGAAGAAGCAAAGGCTGAGATCATTGCAAGTTGCGAAGGACTATATAAAGAACGGCTTGATAACGCAATGCGTGATGCTTGGTCTAGGTTGCATGAGTGCCTAACCCGAATGAGTGATCGGTTGGCGGTAGACTTGGTTGATGCTGACGAAGATGAGGATCGTGGCAAGATGATTAAACCTCGTGTGTTCAGAGACAGCCTACTAGAAAATGCTGTGGAGTTAGTAAATCTCCTGAAACATTTTAACCTTACAGGCGACCCAGCTATGGAACAAGCCCGAAAGGAGCTATCTACTGCCATCACTAACCACGATGCCGTTGAACTACGAGAAGACATGCTCGCAAGGGAAGCGGTTAAGAACAAGGTCGATGCAATACTTGGCAAGTTTTCATTTTAAGGAGAAATCATGGTAGCAATAGATAAGTCAGCAGTTAATTTAAAGCACAGGGATGTGCCGTTCTTTGAGGAGTTGGAGAAGTTTGCCCACTTTGTTAAGCTTGCTAAACCTTTACTTGATTTTAAAGTAGACGACGAGTGTGTGAATCAGATATGGTATCGCACAGATGAAGAGAGAAACACTAAGCCGAGCCACTTCATTAAAAGGTTAAAGGTCTATCAGGATGGTGAGTATCTAGGTAACATCATGACTGACCGACGCTATCATCGTGGGGAGAACGAGTTAGTTTATCTGGTCGAGAGTTTTCGTATTCGTAAAGAAAGGGGTAACTCAAACGGGACGTGGTCTAAAGACATCAAGGTAGCCCTGCGTAATGCTAAGAAAGTATTTCACTCTAGGGCAGAGGATGAACTTAAAGACTTAATCGGTAATCAGGTTAGGACTTATGTTAGAAACTCTTTTTCTTCTGCAAAAAGTCAGGTGCGTTGGATGTGCGACCAAGAAGATGAGTTGGTATTCTATGCAATGCTAGGGCATGATGCCCACTTGAGGGGGGAAGATACAGTTAAGCTACCATCTATTCCGCAAACAACAAACGACAGGGAGAAATGGCTAACCCATTGTGAACTTCTTAAAAGTGCTGGTGCGTTGGAGATGGCACACTCTGCTAAGAAAGGCTACGCTATTAAAACTAACGACGATAACAGTTTGGTTTGCTACGACCTAGAAGCCGACGCTATTGTTAAATACAAATCGTTTGATGATTTGCCTGAGAGTATAGCTACAAAGTTTGCTATGTTTAAAGTCTTAAAATACGATGAGCCTATCGCACAGTTCGGTTGTAAATACGTTGAAGGCTATTACTTTATCCCAAGCGTCTGATGTATAATCGGGGGGAGGTTGCCTTTGTTGGTAATTTCCTTTCACGGGGTTGGCTTAACTCATCTGGTATATGTGGCTTAAGTTGGTGTAACCCATAAATGCACTAGGGCATAATCTACCTTACCTACGACCCCGCTTCGGCGGGGTTTTTCTTTGCCCTTCTTTAATACAGGACAAGATGACAAAATGTCAGAATGTCCTAAGGGTAAATCCCTACGAATATATCTTGCACTTGGTTAGACTTATTGGTATACTCTGTCAATACTATAAGGAAACCGAAACCAAATGGCAACACCTGAGTCTAAGGTAAAAGCTTCTGTCGTCAAGATATTAAAGAAGCACGACATATATTACTTTTTCCCTGCTACTGGCGGCTTTGGTCGCTCAGGAGTTCCCGACATTATAGCTTGCTTTCGTGGGCAGTTCGTTGGAATTGAGTGCAAGGCTGGCGATAACAAGCCGACTGCGTTACAACAAAAAGAATTAAAAAAGATTATGACTGCTGGCGGTCATGCGTTTGTTGCGAACGAAGAAAACATTTCTTTCTTTGAGTCTTATTTCAATCGGTTTGAGATTGACGACGACCGATGCTGACCAGTTCCCTCACTCTAGGATAATTAAAAATGAATGATGGTATAAAAATTTTATTAGATCGGATGAAGACTCACCCTGAGGAGTTTGTTGTAGCTGAAGGAATCCCTGCTAAATGGGACGATTTAATTCGGTCATACGAAGCAATACTAGACCCCGAAGACATAACACTATTTAAACAAGCTAGGGCTAAGCTACTGCAACAACAATTTACCGAGAAAGTATTGGAGGAGTTAGTCGAACCAAAAAAGTCATCGAAAGACCAATGGGGGGAGAGCGCTATATCTTTGGTTACACCGACCCCGAGTCCATCTATACCTAGCATAACTTTTGAAACCCCAAAAGAACACAAAACATTATTCGGAAGACTATTTAACTACTCATGAACATAATAACTCTAGACTTTGAAACCTATTACAGTAGGGAGTTCAGTCTTACTAAAGTCACAACAGAAGAATATGTCCGTTCGGATATGTTTGAAGTAATTGGTGTAGCCGTCAAGGAGAACGACAATGATGCAGTTTGGTTTAGTGGGACACACGATGAAATCTCTAAGTTCTTGTATAAGTTTGATTGGTGTCATTCTTTTGCTCTTGCCCATAATGCTATGTTTGATTCCGCTATCCTTACTTGGGGGTTTGATATTAAACCGATGGCTTGGTTGGACACACTTAGCATGGCTCGTGCGACAGACGGCTTGGAAGCTGGAAACTCCCTTGCTAAGCTTGTGGAGCGCTACAATCTTGGCGCAAAAGGGACAGAAGTCCTTGATGCATTGGGTAAGAGAAGGTCAGATTTTTCTCCTAACGAACTTAATGCGTATGGTAAGTATTGCATTAACGACGTGGAGCTAACCTACAAACTATTTTTTATCCTCGCCGACCGCTTCTCAAAATCAGAACTACAACTCATTAGCCTCACAACCAAGATGTTCTCTGAGCCTGTGCTTCAATTAAATACACCGCTACTTGAACAACACCTTATGCAAGTGCGGACCCGAAAAGAAAAACTACTTGATGCTTGCGTATCAGATAAAGATACCTTGATGTCAAACCCAAAGCTGGCTGAACTACTTATATCTCTTGGGGTTGAGCCACCTATGAAGATAAGCCCTGCCAACGGAAAGGAAACGTATGCTTTTGCCAAGAACGACGAAGGATTTAAAGCACTCATGGAATACCCTGACGAGAGGGTTCAAGCCATCGTTGCCGCACGACTCGGAACTAAAAGCACACTTGAAGAAACTAGAACAGAGAGATTCATTCAAATATCCTTACGGGGAAGGATGCCAGTACCTCTTCGCTACTATGCTGCTCATACTGGTCGCTGGGGAGGCGATGACAAACTCAACCTACAAAACTTACCTCGTAAATCTCTTCTCAAAGATTCTATCGTTGCCCCTAAAGGACATGTTTTAATTGATGCCGACTCCTCACAAATTGAAGCAAGGACAGTTGCATGGCTGTCGGGTCAGACGGATTTAATTGAAGCGTTTGAAAGGAAAGAAGATGTCTACAAAATCATGGCGGCAGCTATATATAACAAGAAAGAAAGCGAGATTGACTCGGGAGAAAGGTTCGTGGGTAAGACGACGATTCTTGGTGCGGGGTATGGCATGGGCAGTAAAAAATTTGCATTACAACTCAAAACTTTTGGGGTGGAAATTGAAGATGAGGAAGCGGCTAGGATTATATCGGTTTATAGAGCCACTTACCCCCGTATCCCCCAACTTTGGAAAGAAGCTAATAGCGCCCTTGACGCACTCAGCCAAAAGAAAACTGCACCAGTTGGGTGTCAGCCACAAGCACTTAGTCTTACGGAATCAGGTTTTCTATTACCTAGCGGACTATACCTAAACTATCGTGGCTTACAAAAAGATAGTGATGACCAGTATAGCTATGCAAGTAGACGAGGTCGCATTAAGATTTACGGTGGGAAGATAGTAGAAAACCTTTGCCAAGCACTTGCTCGGTGCATTATTGGTGAGCAGATGTTGCGTATAGCTAGGAAATATAAAGTTGCTTTGACTGTGCATGATGCGGTCATGGTGGTAGTAAAAGAAGAGGAGCAAGAAGAGGCGGTAATATATGTAGAGGAGTGCATGAAGTGGCGGCCATCCTGGGCATTAACATTACCCCTTGCTTGTGAAATAGGTGTTGGTAAATCTTATGGAGAATGTTGATGATAGAAAAATTAGTTGAAGCACAACCTTTAGATAACGATGTTGCGGTTATGAAGATAATGCAGTTGATGGGGCAGTTAAGTCCTAGCGATATTGCGTATGTTTTAAAAGCAACTAAACAAGTTTACGAAGTCATTGAGGCTGCGAATGAAAATATATGAAGCCATTATTGTTGTTGTTGGGTTATGTTTAATTATGTATATAGCGGGGTTTTATGGTCGGGATAGCGCAAAAGTGTATGCCTGCCATGAGGTAACTAAGTTAGACCCTAAAGATGTTCAAGATTTGTGTAGAAAACTAAGGAGAGTAGAAAGTGGCAATTAAACCAAAACTAACACCAAAAAAGAAAACAACTGTTGAAGATACGCTCGGTATTAGCGTACAAATTATTAAGGAAAACAAAGATGGCTCAGCCGATGCTCAGGTTAAGTTTAATAAAAGCGGACTCGAAACCCTTGTACAGTGGGGGATTGTTGCTATGCTTACCGCAGCAATTGATGAGTACCGAGTTAAACCAAGTGAAGGTGGCAAAGATGTTACTAAGCGGACTAAACCAGCCACCAAAACCAAGCCTGTGGCGAAAAAGAAAGCAGGTAAAAAATGACAGGTAAAATCCTACCGTTTACAGGCGGAACAACTGAAGACATTGATGCCGACACCATATTAGAAAACAATAAAGGCGAATATGAGTGTGTAGTAATGATTGGCTACACTAAGATGGGTGCGGAACGCTTTGTTTCTAGCACGGGGGATTCTGCCCTTATGGTGTGGTTATTAGAACGGGCTAAGAAAACTATCTTAGAAAGCGCTGACGTTGAGGACGAAGATGAATGGCTACAATAATAGATTACTCCGAGTTTTTATTAGATATGCGCAAAAACTTAAAATATTTTGAAGACGCTATGTTAGAAAAAAACTTTAAAGACGCTCAGCTTTATGCGGAATACGCATTGGTTGAAGCCCGACTGCTATGTTTAGTAGCTAAAGAAAGTAGCTCATGAGTATTACTTGGTCATATTCCTCGCTTGGGTTGTTCCAACAATGTCCTAAAAAATACTACCATCTAAGGGTAATCAAGGATATCAAAGAGCCTACAACTGAAGCTATCATATATGGCAAGGCAGTTCACGAGGCGGCTGAGCATTACATAGGAAAAGGTACGCCAATACCTGAGAAGTTTTCTTATATGACTCCAATATTGGATGTGCTTAACGCTATACCAGGTGAGAAGCTAGTCGAATATAAGATGGGATTGACCAAGGATTTAGAGCCATGTGGCTTTTTTGATAAAGGGGTTTGGTTCAGAGGTGTAGGAGACTTAGTTATTGTAGAAGGGGATTTAGCTCACGTAGTTGATTACAAGACAGGAAAATCTAGTCAGTATGCAGATACTAAGCAGTTGGAATTGATGTCATTGGCTTTGTTCAAACACTTCCCTGACATTGAGAAAGTAAAAGCGGGTCTAGCGTTTGTAGTATGTAACGACTTTGTTAAGGCTAAATACAACAAAAAAGATGAAAAGGTTTACTGGATGCGTTGGAAGCAGGAAACAGATCAGTTAGAAAAGGCTTACGAAAACAATTTGTGGAACCCAAAACCTAACTTTACATGCAGGAAATTTTGCTCCGTGTTGGAGTGTGAACATAACGGAAAAGGAAATTACAGATGAGGAAAAACATAAAGGGCTGGAATGTAATGTGCAATGTATCAAAGATTGCTATTGATGTAGATAATTACATGGGCATATTACACACACCCGAAATGAACTACCCTGATATGCGTAGAACTATTGATGGGTTTATGTCGGTAGATCCTGAAATAAAACGAATAGATGTCCTTGTTAATAACGTACCCGATATTATGTATTTAAAGGAACTTAGCGGCGAATGGCGGGCTATTAGGTTGGAGGCAGTATGAACGATGATGATTTGAGAGATTGCTTTGCAATGTTTGCTTTGTTAGGGCTTGTGTTTGCATACAAAGGGGAAGATTCAGAATCAGCTTCATTGACAGCTTATGAGTATGCAGATGCTATGTTAAAAGTCCGTAACGCAGAACCCAAGCAAGAAGTAGGTATTGTTGCAGCTAAACCTAGGAGAAAGAAAAGTGCCTAGAGGCAGACCAAGAAAGTATCTACGCTTTGACGAGATAGTAATGGAAACCCTTAGACTCTTGCCGCCGACTGTAACTGAATTTGGAAAGCTAACTGAATATGCTCCTGTATCTAGTTTACGACGAGAACCACGACCTGATGCGAAAGGTCTCAAGGCGAGAAGAAGCACGGGCGCTCGTAAATGGGAGAGTTGGGTGGACGTTCAAACAATTACGTTTGAAAAAGAAATTGGTAGATTTAACAAAATTTGAGGATGCACTAATATGAAATCAAGATTATACGAAGCAAAGTTTATGTCTTACAAACCAGAACCAGACGAATTTAAAATGGCTAAAGGCAAAGTGCCTATGGTATTTAAACCTTATGTGGCTATACCGCACCCACAAGCACAGCGTCTGAACGAGGCATTGAGAAAATGACAGACCCAGTAAACCACCCAGTACACTACACCGACCACCCATCGGGCATAGAGTGCATACAAATTACTGAGCATATGAACTTTAATCTTGGTAATGCAATTAAGTATGTGTGGCGAGCTGGATTAAAGGGCTAACATTTAGAAGACTTAAAAAAAGCCGTGTGGTATATCAACCGTGAAATTGCTAGATTGGAGAAACAAAATGGGCGATAAAAGAGTAATAACAATTAAACCGTATAACCCTGAGTGGTGCCCACCATGCTTTGAAAACAGGCTGCAGTATCAAGAGTATATGTGGCAATCACATAGGACTAACCAACCGCATGACCCTATGAACCACTGCTTAGACTGCACCCGTGAGTACAAAATAAAGATGCTTAAAGAAAAAAGGTGTGAACACCCTGAGACTATATTTGTAGTATGGAGAAGTTCTCATAAAAAAGATAAAACAGGAATTAGTACAGAAGAACCAGATATTCTTGGCATATCAAACAACAGTAAGTTTTGGGAAAACCCAGCATACGACCATGTCCCAGGCAAACCAAAGGAGCCGCCCCCATGCCTTTAGAACCTATCCCATTTGCAGGCATGGTAGAAACTGATCCCGAAGTAGCTTATTTAGATGCTATTGTTGCGGAAATGTATGGCGAAAACCCTGAAAATATGCCAAAATACATAGTATTAGGAGATGGAAGTCTCTACATTTTCCGTAAAGAGGAAGACCGTTATGCCTTATGTAAACAAACCACGCCCGTACAAGAAAGAATACCAGCAGCAGAAAGCTCGGGGGGAACAGCCAGCCCGCAACGCACGGGAGAAAGCCCGCTATGCGATGGACAAGAAGGGTATAGACAGAGCAGGGAAGGATATTGACCATGTCATTCCCCTATCAAAAGGCGGTACAAATGCGGCAGGCAACCTTAAGCTCAAATCGCCTAGCTCCAACCGTTCATTTAGTCGAAACTCAGACCACACCGTCAAACAAAACAAACCAAAAAATGGCAAAAAGTGATGTATATAAGTGGCCTGGGGTCTACCCCCCAATGGAGCATCAAAAAGAAACATCAATATTTTTAGCAACAAATCAAAGAGCCTTCTGCTTTAACGAGCAGGGTACAGGCAAAACAGCATCAGCAATATGGGCAGCCGACTGCCTACTAGAACAAGAAGTTATAAACCGAGTTCTTATTATTTGCCCGCTATCTATTATGCAATCTGCATGGCAAGCCGACTTGTTTAAGTTTGCCGTTCATCGCCGAGTCAATATTGCGTATGGAGATAGAGAAAAACGCAAAGCGGTTATTAGAGGCAGCGCCGAGTTTGTCATTATTAACTATGACGGTATTGAGATTGTACGCAACGAGATTGCCGAGGGCGGCTTTGACTTAATCATAGTTGACGAAGCTAATGCTTATAAAACGATCACTACACAACGCTGGAAAACACTCAACTCTTTAATAACACCAGACACATGGCTGTGGATGATGACGGGAACACCAGCAGCCCAAAACCCAACAGATGCTTACGGTTTAGCTAAGATGTGCGTAGCTCACCGAGTGCCTAAATTCTTTGGTAAGTTCAGAGATCAGACAATGGAAAACATTAGCCGATATAGGTGGGTTCCAAGAGAAAATGCCAATGAAGTCGTATTTGATGCGCTTCAACCAGCAATCCGATTTACTAAAGAACAATGCTTAGACTTACCAGAGGTGACACATGTTTTCAGAGACGCCCCCCTTACTCCGCAACAGGCGAAATACTACAAACTTCTCAAAAAAGAAATGCTCATGGTGGCTGCAGGGGAGGAGGTTACGTCTGTTAATGCCGCTGTTAATCTTAATAAACTGCTTCAAATTAGCGGTGGTGCTGTTTATTCTGACAATGGTAGCGTTGTTGAATTTGATGTTTCTAATCGGTTACGAGTTATCGAAGAAGTTATCGAAGAAGCTAGCCACAAAGTTCTTGTCTTTGTACCGTTTACTCACACGATAGAATTATTAAAAGCTCATTTAACAAAAGCTGGACACACTTGTGATGTTATTAACGGTGCGGTCCCTGTGTCTAAACGCACAGATATATTTAAACGTTTTCAAGAAGACGAGAATCCACGAGTTCTTTTAATTCAACCACAAGCAGCAGCGCATGGTGTTACATTGACTGCAGCTAACGTAATTATTTGGTATGCCCCCGTTACATCAATTGAAACATATTTGCAAGCCAATGCACGTATTGATAGAAAAGGGCAAAAAAATCCTATGACTGTGGTGCATATTAAGGGTTCTCCCGTAGAAGGAAGATTGTATAACTTACTACAAAAGAAATTAGATGTTCATGATAAACTAATTGACCTATACAAAAAAGAAGTTGAAGAAAATACTTGACAAGGTATAGCTTTAAGTTTAGTATTACATAAACGGACAAAGATCCGATACAAATTATGAAAGGAAGTACATGGACGATAAACCGTCAGTTGATGCACTCGTTAACGTATATATAAAAATACGGGACGCACGTGATACTGCTCGTAAAGAAGCGGATAGAATTGAAGCCGACTTTGAAGAGCAGCTAGATATTATTAACCAGCAAATCTTACAAATCTGCGAAGAGACAGGCGCCGACAGTATTAAAACTGCGCATGGCACTGCTATCAGAACAGTTAAGTCAAGATACTGGACTAATGATTGGGAACGATTCTACGATTTTATTTTTGAACACAAAGTGCCTGAGTTATTAGAGCGTAGAGTTCATCAAACAAATATCAAACAATTCCTAGAAGAAAACCCCGACTTGCTACCCGCGGGGCTAAATGTGGATAGCGCATACTCAATAACTGTAAGGAGAAGCAAATGAGCGAACTAGCTCTGTTTAAAAAAGATTTACCCGACTATCTTAAAAAGGTCGAATTAGATGACGCTACTAAAGCCCTTATGGGTGGCGGTGGCGCAGGAAGCAAACGTATTTCATTGCGTGGCGGTAAGTTCCGTATGGTTGTAAACGGCGAAGAAGTAATGACCAGCAATAGTGAGTCACTAAGTGTTGTTGTAGTAAACAATGCTAAGAAAGTATCCCGCACATTCTATGCTGGTGCCTATAACCCTAAAGCCGAAGCCACTCCTCCTGACTGCTGGTCTAACGACGGCGACCGTCCTGATGCAAGTATCGAAGAACCTCAACACCATAACTGCAACGAGTGCCCACAAAATATTAAGGGGTCTGGAGCAGGCGGTGGTCGTGCTTGCCGTCACTTCCGTCGTATTGCAGTAGCTCTTGCAGATAATGTCGGTGGCGATGTCTATCAGATGACTTTAGCTTCTAAGTCAATTTTTGGTAAAGGCGATCTAGATCACATGCCGTTTGAGCAATTTGGTAGTTACGTAGCTTCACAAGGCTACAACTTAAACAACATGATTACTGAAATGCGTTTTGACCCAGATTCAGATACTGCTAAGTTGTTCTTTAAACCTA